ATATCTTCTGCAGATAAGTGGACACGACTTTTGCCACTTATATAACAAGATGCCTTGTAACAATTCCAAAGTAAAGAACCCATATTATTTGTAACAGTAAATGTTTTATAAGACTTACACATAGGACATGTCATTCTCTGTGTAGTTCCATTGTCTACATTTAATTGTTTTACATATTCATGTATATTAAACATATATTATATAACATCCTTTTTGTTGGCATATACCATGCTTTTATCATGCTTTTTAAAATCTGTCAAATTTTTTCTTTTTTCTAGTGCAAGATTAGCACTTGTAAAAGTATTTTTCATGTAAGGTTTAACAGATTGTGGGTTAGCATGTCCTGTTACAGACATAATATTACCCATAGATACACCTGCGTCTACCATCTCAACTGTACCTGTTCTACGTAAGTCACTTAATCGTAGCTCATTAGAGAGTCCTGCAGAGTTCATAACTTTCCTAGCTAGGATTGGTAGTTTAACAAGCGAATAAGGCTTGTATGAGCCTCTAAAGGGTCTTGGTCGTGGTGCTACATACTCTTGAAACCCATAGTCGTTTTTCTGTTGCAGTAACATCTCATTTAGCTCATCAGATATAGGTAAAAATACTTCTGCTCTTCTTTTAGATTGTTGTAAATACATACGTTTCTCTTCTAAATCTAAGTTATCCCATTTTAATAATCTCATGTCACCTAATCTCTGACACCACTCATATGCCATTTGAGCAATCAAACCAATGCTCCTAGTCTTAAAATCAGAGTATGCAGTATCAAGAAACCTGATAACGTCTTCTTTTTTCCAAACTACTTTTCTATGTGTAACGACACGTTTCTTGATATTACTGAATGGATTCACATTACAATGCTCCATATTGATTCCGTAATTAAGCAATACTCTGATTACAGACATG